ATCTGATTTATCACTTGCTACCAAAAGGCAATCTGCCTGTATGGTTTCAATTAAATTTTGTATTCTAAAATCTCTATCAGGCGACTTAGGAAAACTATACTTCGTTGTCCTAAGGTCATCTGACATTTTCTTTATAGAATCTATTTTGTCGCAAAAATCACTAATCTTGTGTAACATTCTGTTTGACTTTCGTAAATAGATTTACAATTGTTTCTTTGGTTTTAGCATTTTGTTCTTTTGCTGATTCCCAACTTTTCTTTTGAAACTCAATTGTTTTTGTTTTCTACGCATTAAACCAATCTAAAATTGGATTTGCTTTTGCAACACCTGTTATTAATAAAAATGCCAGTATTGCTAATACGCCTACTATCTTTTCAGTTAGTGTCATACTTTCCTTCCTGCTGTTTTAAGGTCTTCTTTACTGACCACCATGTAAGGACCTTTGTTGTATGCTGGAACAATTGAGTATTGTTTAGATACTTCAATTCTTTCCATTTGTGTTTTGTGGTCTATCGTACCACCACCTAAGTTGGTAGAATTTGATAAACTTGGATAATTTGGTGTTTCTCTGACATGAGGTGTACTCTGTAATGGTACATATCCTGTCTTGACTTTTGGTAAGGCACCGAATCTATACTTAATATAAGTATCTAGTGTCATCAACATACTATGCAAACCTTTAGACTTGTAATGTTTGTTGTGTTTTCTTAGGTCTTCTTTATACTCAGCAAGTTGATTAACAGATAGACTATTCATCTTCTTTTTATTCTTGCGTGAGTACCCACTAGATTGATTTGTATAGATAATCGCCATTAATTTACACTCTTATTTTCAGGTGTTTCTGCGTCTGACATTGCTTTGACTTCGGCATATGTTTTACCAAAACCTACTTTGTAAAATGCGTCAACTGGATTCTCTTGTAGATAAGCAGACAACAAATTAGAAAAATTAATATCAACACCCTCATAGTATTGAGGTTTATTGTTTCTTAACTCAATGTGGTCTCTACAGAATTGAATACGATTGTCATACTTCTCGTATTTACCTTTCGTGTCTTTAGATTTTGCAACATCAAACTCTGCAAAAAGAGTTTCTTTTGAATAAAATGCCATAATATAATCCTTTCTCAATTAATTATTCACTACTATACCACAACCGTCTGGAAATGGCAAGCTTTAAAAAAAGCGTGTTTTTGTTGACTTTTCTCGCCAGAAAAGCTGCCAGGATGCGCCAGGAGAGGCGAATCGAAGCCTTCGTGTACTACCGTACCCCCTCTGGAAGTGGTTCCTTACTACTTTCTTCTTCAGCCCACTTCTCAAAGTCTTCAACTTTCTTCTCGTTATGTGCTATACTTACATCACATTGTTTAACTGCTTGGTCATAATTACCACCAACAATCATACTGCGAATTTTTTTTACATCATCAATGTGGTTCAATACATCAATCATTATTTTACTCCTTGGTCCTCTGAGTTCATTAATAGTACAATATAGTGTACTGCTTTCAGTAGGTCTTTTCTATTCCTACCATCTTTTTTACCAAACCTACACAAATATTTAATTGCATTTGCCTGGCAGAAATCTTTATCAATACCTATATCTCTCAATAGGTCTTGCACCTGTGTGCCTTTACTCACTTGAGCATAATGTTGTCCGTAGGTGCCTTTAATATAGTCACCAATCTCTTTTAATATTTTATCTTCATTATATTTCATAATTAACTATCTATCCAATCTGTTGCTGATTCTTCTTGTTCCGATTTTTCTAATACTTTTTCTATCTGTACGAAATAACACCAGTTAGAACCAAATGTAACTGCACCAGTATAATTTAGTGAAGTATCATATGTCTTAGCATTTAGACTTGTTGGTAACTCGGCAGCTATATCTGTAGGTTCGGTTGCAATACCGATATTAGTTATAACTCCTTCTCTACCTTTCATGTCTTGTATTTTATCGCCTATATTAATTATCATAATGTATCCTTTTTAGTTAGTGTTTTGTTTGAAATAAATGTTCCTTGTCATAACCAAGACCAAGTGTATAACAAATATACCCTTTATCATGTTCTTTGTCAAGCCCCTCGGCCTGTAAAATCCATTTTATTGCGTCTTCTCTATTTTCTGCACCTAGAGATAGTGCTTCATCAATTCTACTTTCAAAGGCCTTTAGATTATCTTCTTCTTGCCTTTTTTCAATTTCTGCCTCACGCTTTGCTACATCACAAAGGTGGTCTAATTCTTTTTCTAGGTCTTTAGTTGACATTTTACTAAAGTTGTAATGTCTACCTTTGACACCATATGCCTCTTTGTGCATTTCATAAACACTTGTTTCAAGATTACTTCTTTCATAATCTTCAACAGTAAAAATACCTTGGTCGTTCCAGAATTTAATATCTTCTACAACCATACCAGCCCATGAACCAGGATTTGCAGCCATCCATGCCTTAGACTTCGTATTAATATTTTTGATGTGTTCTAATAGTGTCATTGTTACGCCATCTCCATTTCCATGTCGATTACTTCGTCAATATTATGTTCATTAATATCAACCAAATCAAGAGCAACATTTGATTCTAAGATTTCTTTCTTAGCGTCATCTTTGTTGATTTCATTGTTTTTAAGTTTTAATAGAACGGCGTCAACAAATTTTTCAGCTTCGTCCCAATAGTAGTTTTTAGTTTTTGACATAGTGTGTCTCCTTTTCATTGTTTATTATTTGTAAGACTTCATATAGTGTTTTATATGGGTTACTATACAATACTTTTTTAGCATTGGCAACTCTTTTTTCAAGTCTTTTTAGTCGCACCCATTGTTTCTTTTTGTTATATTCTCTAATCATTATGTGTCCATTATACAGGTTTCCACATAGAAAGCAAGCGTTATTTCGCTTTTTTTTAAAGTTTTTTTTGAGACCAGGTAAGGGTTTTAAGGCTGCGACACAAAATACTTGTTATTTCCAAGCATTTTTTATCCATTCCTGCTCGGATTCGTGTGGATTTGGCTGTCCGTGAAACACGGAAACCAACGATTCGCCATTATGTTCATATGTCCAATCTTGTTTAGAGTATCTAGTACCACTTCGGTCATACCACTTATATGATTGTGTCCACGAATCGGGAAATGAATCACATCCAGGAGTATTCTTAATTAAGGCTGATATTAGGTTTTGGTCACCTGGATACTTTCTAAGGTATTCTGGTCTATTGGACATGAATTTATGCCAAATCCGTCCGTGAAGGTCTTGCTGTTTAAATCTCATAATACTGGAGTTCCAAACACCACTTACAGGATTAAAGTCATTCATACCACAAAAATCTAATTGTGGTTCATGTGTGTAGAAACAATCTATGTTGTCTGTAATAACAACATCTAAGTCCATGTATAATGTAACACCTGGTAAATATGTATCTGGATGAAATAGTTGTAGTTTGTTCCACCAACCTTGTAAATCGTTTTCTGGAAACTTTCTTGTGTCAATATCTCCCTCTACTAACTTATGCATTTTAACATGGTCAGTAAATACTACAAAGTTTATAGGAAGTGTGGTGTTTCTTTTCACCATGTTGTAGAGTTTTTGTACATACTCTACGGCGTACTTATCGCCATAACATACACAAACAAAATTATATATTATATTATTAACCAATTGTACATTGCCCTCATACTAAAAATCAAATACATTAACTCCATCAGCGCTCTTGGCCAATCTCTATCTTTATAACCAAAATACACCCACATTATACATGCAACACAACTAAACAGCCAACCAACCCATTGAGTTGATATATTTGCACTAGATAGAATCCATACAGACGCCATCGCCAAGGCAAAACCTAACCAACGCTCTGGTACTGTTCCTTTAAAATATCGAAAGCCAAGCCATCTTCTATTTCTTGTATTGTAAACTGGTGGTTTGCTATCATGTTTAGCCATTCTTGCACCGTCTTCCTACCTGGTTTAAAAGGTTTTTCTATCTTATCTATTTTACGACTTGTTACCAAAGATGACACATTTCGTTGATGTGTAAACGCCGGTGTCATATTTAGGACACCATCAACTGCTGATAAGGACATATTTGTCACAACACACCATGCGTCTTTTAAATAATCTTTTATATCTGTATTCCAAAACTCATTACTTGGTCTTGGTTTATTTCTCATTTTAATTGGTCTATCTGTATGTTTTTTAATTTCATCTGTAACTTGTTTAATCCACTCTTCTTGTGTAAGATTGTTGATGTGATAACATACAGTAGGAGATGAAGGACATAATAGAATATGGTCACCACTATCACGCCAACCTTTAAAATGACAATCAATACCTTTTTTGTCTAGTATATTCCATCTATCACTATGCGTAACATGAAATCTATTTGTGTGAATACCACCTCTACATATTCTAAAGTATGTGGTGTCATAGTTGTTGATGATAGGTGTTGGATATCTGGTAATCTGTTCAGTAAGATAACCTACATCTACATACCACCATTCATCACCTCTTTCTTCACATTCTTTTATTTGTCTAATATTTTGACCTGCTAAACCCCAAAAGAAGTGTACATCTTTACCCTCATCTTTCCAACCTTTTTGTATGGCAGGCATAAGTTGATGAGATAAACATTTGTCCCATGGTAAAGTGTGTATGTGTATCATCTGCTTGATACCAAACTTTCGTTTACTTTGATTACACTCTTTAGTAATTCACTATCTAAGAAATTTGCAAATGCTTCCATATCTTTAGGAAAACAATTGCCATCATAACCTAATTGTTTTACTCTCATATGACTAGGACCTATATTTTGAAAGTCAGCCAATGTATTGATAATCATGTGATAGTTATATGTCTTATCTAATTTGCTGTACAATTCATGGAAAAAAGTAACCTTTGTTGCTAACCAACAATTGTAAACATACTTTATCATACTCGCACTTTTCTTATCCATGATTAGATTGATTTTATTGTGACAATCAAATACATTAATCCACCAATCTGCTTCACTTCTCAAACCACCCCATATTACATGTTGATTATTTTTAAAATCTTTTTCAGCATGTGCTTCTCTTAAAAATTCAGGAGAATAGATTACATTCTCCTCATAAACTGTTAACATGTTAGGTAAAATGGTAGATTTGATTAAAGTTGGTACATCTCTCAATGCAATTACTGTTTTATCTATTAAAGTTAAATCTTGTTCACCATTTATAGTTGGTGTTGGTAAACAAATAACGGCACCATCTACCTTATCTACAAAATCCTCTAATTTATTATCGTTGTACTTAGGGTCAATTCGCACTACATCATTACCAGCATTTTCTAATGCGTCAGCAATTGTACCACCTACAAACCCACAACCTATTACTGCTATCTTATTCATTCTAAGTCTATCCTTATTGT